TGTAAAAGCTGCTCAAATGCTTTTAGATAAACACGTGGTCAAAATGATTTTAGAATCTGCTCAAATGCTTTGTACTGCTAAAAGAGTATTAGATGGTAAAGAATATTTTGATACTACTAAAAATGGTCGTAAGATTAAAAGATGGCGACTTGATAATCCAAACGAAGAAGCTATCATATACAAGGCAGGCTGGTTAAATCATCCTAGTACACAATGGGTACTACAATCAGCATACAATTACGTATGGTTATACAAACATATGATGGCACTTAATGATGAATACAAAAGAAGATACAATCACACTAAAGACCATTTAACAATTCAAAAACTAGGTCAATTATTACAGACACCACCAAAGAATGCTAGAATTGATGTTATGGGTACAGATGCTACACCAGCAATGCCTGATGAATGTAAAGTACCAGGTGATGTTGTAGCAAGTTATCGCAAGTATTACATTATGAAAAAACAAAGATTTGCTACTTGGAAAGCACCTGCTAAAATGCCACAATGGTTTGCAGAAGGAATAAAAAATGAAGCCCAGAAAGAAATCTAATCCAATTGCAAAAGAAGTAAGAACTCCTAAGTACAAGACTAGAACTGTTAAACCTAAAAAAGGTAAAGGTAGTTTTAAAAGATTAAAAAATGTTATGACCGAAGATGAATGGGTAAAGAATTTTGTAAAAGCAAATAGAGAGGCATTATGATATTTGAAGATGAATCAATAGTGATAAGTAGAGAACAATCAAAAAGAGCAAGAGACGAAAGATTGGCTTCAGAAAAACGTATGATTAGATTGTTTACAGCTACTGAAGAAGAAATTTTAAGACAAGGATTAAAAGAAACGGAAATAAATGGAAAAATGTAAAAACTGTAATTGCGAAGCTCATTGTCCAGAGCCTTGTTATGAATGTAAAAAATGTAAAAAATGTAACTGTTCAGTTTGTAATAAAAAAAGACCTGACGTTGAAATAGTACAATAAATAAAAATATGAATCATATAGCACAATTTATAAATCACAATATATTTTTCTTAAATGATATTCAAGTTGCTCATTGGCAAACTGAGTCATATGCTGAACACGAAGCTTTAGGAGAATTTTACACTAAATTTAATACTTTGAATGACCGATTTGTAGAAATCTATCAAGGTAACACAGGCACTAGAATTAAATATAGTCCAGATTATAAATCCAGCCTAACTAATTATTCTGATTTAAAAGAATTAACATCTATGATAAGACGATTTAAAGATGATCTTGCTTTGTTTAGTTTACAATTTAGTGAAGACGATAAAAATGGTCACTTCATAGATTTAGAAAGTGTATTAGAAGATATGATGGAAGCTGTTAGTGATGTATTATATCATCTATCTTTAAAATAATGCCATCATATTCATTTATTAATACCAAAACAAATAAAGAATGGGATGATATAATGACCATTGCTGAAATGGAAGAGTATCTATCTAAAAACCCACATATCAGACAAGTACCTAAAAGAATGAATATTGTTGCTGGTGTTTCAGGTATTACTTACAAAAATGATCAAGGATTTAAAGAAGTATTAAGTAAAATATCAGAAGCTCATCCACAAAGTGCATTAGCACAACAATATGGTAAAAAGTCAATAAAACAAGTGAAAACTGAACAGGTAATCAAAAAGCATCGTGCTAGACAAAAATCAAAAACTAAATAATATAGTAGAAAGCGAGCAACCGAAGAACAACGGTCGTATACCAGAGTCTAATAGGTCAATCCGCTTATTCTACAAACTTAGGGCAGGTCTTTCCTGCTTGAAACTCCTGCCCGCTTTTATAGTAGCAGGATTTACTTTAAGTGGGTGTTATGGCCCCACAATTGCGACTTTAGGTCCTATTAATATTACACAATCGGACCTAGTTACAACACCAACAAAAATAATAATCAAACAGAATAAGGAGCAAAACAATGGCAGATGACATACCAGATTTTATGCGTGAGTTTGATACCACAGTAGATTATGGTTTTACTCCTGTCTCTACAAAACCAGCTGAAACAACATCAACACCTACTGTTGATCCTTCAGTAATAGAAAATACAAATTTAGAAATATCAAAAGTAAAATCAGATGTTTCTTCAATCAAATCAATGATGAATGAAATTATGCAAATTGTATCTGAACGTGAAACGGTTAATAAAGAGATACAGGACGCTGATGTTCAAAATAGATTTAAAGAGATTGAAAAGATTGTGTTACCTTTTTTGTACAATCTTTCAAAGTCTAATGAACCTTACATACATTGGCCAAATAGAGGACCAATCATTAAGGCTCAAATGGACAAATTACTAAAACTAACAAGGGGATAATATGGCACAAATTAAATCACATCACAAAGATTTAAAAAGAGCAGTAAATGAAGCTGAAAACACAAGACAAGTTGATAGGTCTTTTAAAAGTTGGTATGATATGAAAACCCTAAAAAAGATAAAACTAATAGCAAAGGATAAACTATATGCGATTAAGCAAAAACTTCACCCTTAAAGAGTTAATTAAGAGTGATACGGCTGTTCGTAAGGGTATTAATAATAATCCTAACGAAGACCATATAAACAACCTAGAGCGGTTAGCAACAAACATATTGCAACCAGTCCGAGATCATTTTGCAAAAGTTGTATCTATATCAAGTGGGTATAGATCAGCAGAGCTTTGTGTTGCAATTGGATCAAGTGTTAATTCACAGCACGCTTCAGGCCAGGCTGCCGACTTTGAAATATTTGGAGTATCAAATAAGGAAGTTGCAGATTGGATCGTAGATAATTTGAATTTTGATCAATGTATATTGGAGTTTTGGAATCCAGAAGAACCAAATAGTGGTTGGGTTCATTGCTCATACAAAACAGATGAAGACAATAGACGAGAATATTTAAGAGCATTTAAAGGCGCTGATGGTAGAACTGTCTATCAAAAAGAATATTCTAAAACTACAGGTCCATCAAAAGAAGATGTAAATAATTCTTTGATGTAAAGACTTGACAAATACTTTATATTATGATATAATGAATATATAAAATTATTAATTAAAAAGAAGGCATATTATGGCATACAATCACGTGAAATTAGAAGAATCGGTATTACCCAAAAGTTTGGGTGTGAAAGGTAAAAACCAAGATGGTGTAAGATATTATACTATTGATGGTGTCAATATGCCTTCAGTTACTTCCATATTAGGTTCAATACCTGAAAGACAACAAAAGATATTGGCTTGGAGAAATAGTGTTGGTGAAAAAATGGCTAACTTTATTTCTGTTACTTCTACTAATAGAGGTAAAACTACACACACACTTATAGAAAATCATTTAAAGAACGAAGATGAAAAGAACATAGGCATAACTGCTGTTACAGCGTTAGGTCTTTTTAGAATTATCAAACCATATCTTGCCAGAATAGATAATATACATTGCTTAGAAGAATATCTGTACTCTAAAGAATTAGGTGTTGCAGGTCAAGTAGATTGTATTGCTGAATACAAAGGTAAACTATCTGTAGTTGATTTTAAAACATCTACAAAAAAACGAGACGCAGATTATAACTATGGTAACTTTTTACAAACTTCAGCTTATGCTAAAATGTTTGAAGAATTATATCCTAGTAAGAAGATAGAACAAACTGTTATCTTGGCTGCTTGTGAAGATGGTTTTGTACAAGAATGGATACACGGTGAAGATAAAATAAAAGAACACCAAGAGTTGTTCTACAAACACGCTAAAGATTTCTTTGATAGACACAGTAACTTGAATAAATAGTTATAAAGTCAAAAGTCTGATTCAATTAAAAAGGTGATTTATTAGTCCTGCTTGCGACCTCAAACAGCTAAAGGGAAGTATGAAAAAATTAATTTTAATTTTAACATTATTATGTTCAAGCGTATTTGCAGAAGAATATACTCCATTTGTATGGAGAAATTTACCTGCAGTATGTGGCGCACCAGAGGATGTTCAAAATTACATAGATTACAATGAGTTATCTCCTAAACATTTAAGTTTAGGTAGAGAGTCAAGTGATCCAGATGGCGAACCAGTTTATATGGTAACTTATTATGAAAATGATAAAGGTGAAACATTGGTAACTGTTGATGTGCCTAATGGCTTAGAAACTTGTATATTATATCATACATTTAATAAAATGCAAGTATTAGAAAATTTAAAACCTAATGCGTAAGGAAAATATGAAAACATTATTAACAATATTATTTGCAAGTGTCTTATTGACGGCTTGTAGCATAAAAGAACCTAGACTATCTTTTGGTAAAAAATGTTTAGAAAAAGACAATCAAGTTGTCTATTCATACATTTGGTTATGGGATAAAAAAGTAGGGTTAACTGCTAACGAAGCAAATTGCGAATTAATCAAAAAAGATTAATCTTTAAGTTTGCCTGTATCTTAACAAAAACAGGCACTTTACAAATCTTTAAAAATATGATATAATGATACTATGTTATTAAATAGTAAAAAGTTTGGTTTGATCATTGAGGACATAGTTAAGAAAAAACGTGTATCTTATATGGAGGCTGTTTTAAAATATTGTGAAGAAAATGAAATAGACACAGGCACAGTCTCATCTTTAATTAACAAATCTTTAAAAGAAAAAATACAAATAGAAGCTGAAAATCTAAATTTGTTAGAAAAATCTAACACATCTAAATTGCCTATATGAACAGTTATGAAACGTATAAATTATATCTTGCTATTAAATTACATTTTACGACTGAAAACTATGATTTTTTTAAACACAACGCAAAGGTTAATTCTAGTTTAAACAGTTTTTTAAAACGTAATGATAGGTTTTTCTTTCATAAATTAGCAACTAAATATAAAAAAGAAGAACTAGTAGATTTCTTTGTCTGTAATTTCTTTGATAACTCAAAGACTTGGATAGGAAATCTGATAAGAGCAGATGGTGAAACAAATTATATTAAGTGGAAAAAATATACTGAGTCATTTACATACAATTTTAGAATGGATTGTAATAGGATTGTTAGCGTTATTAGCGATAATAATTGTAAGTTTGACGATATTTTTACTGTATCTATGGGACAACATCCTAGATTGCTACGGTTACTTCTTTCTAAGCAAATCTCAATACAGACAATCATCTTGTTGGATAAGATATTATCGTTTATCAAAACTTGGGATAAACAAATTGAAGAAACGGTTATTTGGCCTGAACTTTCTAAAAAGTTACAGAAACTAAAACCATTTGTTAATTATAACTTAACGAAGTGTAAATTTATTATGAAGGAGGTATTTGTACAATGACACAACAACAAGTAATAATTCCATTTTCAAATTTAGAAGGTGATAGAATATATCAAAATCTATACGGCACGTTAGAACTTATAAACAAGAACGGCCGAACATACAATGGTTCAATTGAAACAAAATCAATCAAACTTAAAAGCGGTAGTTTAAGTTATGTTTATAAAACAAAAGACAATCGTTGGTTTGACAAAACAGGAATGCCAATTGAACAACCAAAAAACTTAGTTACAAGAGATAAAAACACAGATGATTAAAAAAGATATAAAAGAAAGTGTTATAGATGTAGGTAGTGGTTTCTTTTTAGCCGTTATTATACAACTAACTATATTTCCTTTATTTGATTTACATCCTACTATATTTGATAGTTTTGGTATAGCAATAATATTTACCGTAGTGTCTATGACAAGGTCTGCTTGTTGGAGATGGTACTTTAGAAAAAGAAAATGAAAAGAGTATTTTGTATAGGCAATGGCGAAAGTCGTAAAGATTTTCCTTTAGAACAATTAAAATCATATGGTAAGATTTATGGTTGTAATGCTATCTATAGAGATTATCCTGACTTAATAGATGTACTAACTGCTGTTGATAATGGTATCATACACGAGATTTATCATAGCGGAATAGCAATGAAGAAAACTTGTTACTTTAGAAATTGGACTAAAGTTCCTGCAATGATGTATGAAAGTGTAGTTAATGGCCTATGTACAGAAGATGAGTTAAAAGAACTTAAAGGTTATGACGCAGTAAAAGAAAATGAACGAGGTGATTCAAAAGAATTTGTTATACACGGATCGTCATTAAAAGGTGTTGTAAATATTTTACGAAAGACACGTAAAGATTATCCTAGAGCAACAAAAGAAATAGTACAAACTAAAATTAAACACGCAACAATTAGCATATCTTGGATTAAAGAAGGTGATAAATCAAATGACGTTAAAGATTGCTGGACTGATTATAAAGACCACGGTTGGGCTTGTGGTGCAACAAGTGGTTACATAGCAACAAAGTTAGAAAATCCAGATGAGATATATTTGATAGGACACGACTTACAATCAAATACAGGTAGAATAAACAATATGTACAAAGGTACTAAAAATTATGCTCCGATTGAAGGTTCTGCTACACCACACGTAAATTGGGTCAATCAATGGTATACACTTATGGATTGGAATCCTAATATAAAGTTTTACAAAGTCAATAAGGCATTAGATAAAGAAAATATAAACAAAGAAATAGATGAATGGAGAAAGTGGAAAGAAAGAAAACAACTTCATTATATAACTCAAGCACAGCTGCTTGACAAATTGCAGAAAGAATGATACAATAGAACTATGTTAAGATTAATAAACTTCTTATTAAGAACTTTGCGATCTTTAAAAAGAAGATTAAAAGGTGATAAGGGTAAAACTTCACATAAAAACTGGTTAAAAGGTTACAATGAATGGAAGAACTCTTATAAATAATATTAATACTAATATTAATATTTACATTAATACATACAACAATATATACAAAGGAGAATATAATGTCAAACGCTTTAGAAGCACTCAAAAAGTCAAAATCTAATTTTGACGTTCTAACTAAACAGTTAGAAAAAACAATCGACAAACCCGAAACTAAAAACAAGTACCAAGATGATAGATTCTGGAAACCAGAACTAGATAAATCAGGTAATGGTTTTGCAGTATTAAGATTCTTACCTGCTGTAGAAGGCGAAGATATGCCTTGGCAAAGAGTCTGGCATCACGCATTTCAAGGACCTGGTGGTCAATGGTACATTGAAAATAGTTTAACAACATTAAACAAAAAAGATCCTGTGTCAGAAGAAAATACTAGATTATGGAATACTGGTATTGAAGCTGATAAAGAGATTGCAAGAAAAAGAAAAAGAAAACTACAATACTATTCAAACGTATTAGTAGTATCTGATCCAAAACATCCTGAAAATGAAGGTAAGGTATTTTTATTCAAATATGGTAAAAAGATATTTGATAAAATAACTGAAGCAATGAATCCTCAATTTGAAGATGAAAAGGCAGTTAACCCATTTGATTTTTGGGAAGGTGCAAACTTTAAACTAAAAATCAGAAAAGTTGACGGTTATTGGAATTATGATAAATCTGAATTTGAGCAAGTTAGTAGGGTAAAACCTAGTGACGAGGAGATTGACGCATTATGGAAATCTCAATATGCTCTAAAACCCTTCATTGATCCTAGTAATTTTAAATCTTATGATGAACTCAAAGAGAAACTGAATAAGGTACTTACTGGAACAAGAAGCACGGAGTCTGTAGAAGATATTGACCTCCCACCTGTCAGTAATGACGTACCCAAATCTTCTAACGGCTCTGTGGGGAAAGTATCGTCCACCGATGATGATGAATCATTATCGTATTTTAGTAAACTAGCTGAGGACGATTAATCTATCTCTCTCACTTTCTCAAATTAGGTAGCCGTCTTTCCTTTCTCTGGCGGCTACCTATAAGAATAAAAAAATA